GGGGGCTGCCTACCGGATGTTAAGCCGGGATTATAGATTAAGTTCTATTAGTCTCGCGTTCCAATGTTCCCGTGACGAGTAATTCTCGTCTCGGTAATCTTAGTTGATTAAAACCAGATTAACCAAGACTTGAAGTTTCAAGTCCCATGTTGTGTTCATTATAAACACTCAATGAAAGCCTCGGATACGGTATTCCGTATTTGACGAAGTCAGAGAGTACATTCTCACTACAGCTGTAGCAAAATTGTATGAATAAAGATATCGCTCTTCTATTGAAGAAGATTAATACCCTCGAAAGAAAGTTGCTAAAGCTTAGCAACTCTGAATCGAGATTCCCACAGGTACCTAAGAAGAAGAAACCTCTTGTCAAGCTTGACAAGAAGTCTCGTTCTTACGAGAATAAGTTCGACCCCAGCAGCAAGCTTGCTGCTAGGAACGAATTAATCAAAGGTATGATAAACCCAGCAAAAGAAACTCTTGCTAAAGTTTACACTCACGTCTTCGACGGGAGTACGGGCCCTTTTATCGAATGCGTAGAAGAAGCATGTGGCTTCTTTAACCACCTAATTCGACACAGAGGACTCAAGGAGGGTACCAAAAGGTTCAAAGATGTACGACTGTACACCATTAAAACTTTACTTGGTATTCCTGTGGAGCACGTCCCATGTCTTTCGACATATAAAGACGGGTTTCCAAAGGATATTCGAAGTGTCCGTAGACACTTTAAAGACCATCCTGAGTATGTCAGAATCGTTAATACGATTATGTCAATATCTAGATTAACTTCAAGTATCAATAAGCTTATTGATACAGAGAGCATTACTAGACAGCCCAATAGAACTAGCGAATTCAAGCTTGAAGTCGCTAATTTCGAAACAGCATTACCCGGTATCTTTGCCAAGCTTGGCATAAGAATCGATGCTAATGCTAGAGAGCTAATAGGTGATAATATTAAACTACATTATACGGCTAAGAACGGTCCTAACTCCCAAGGTAGGGGGTTAGACGCGCTCGAATCCGCACATATAGATGCATTCGCAGTTACCAACGATGAGTTGGTATCGTACAATCTTCAGAAATACCTACAATTAGTAGATAGGACTGACTTCTGGAATTACATTACTGACCTTGGTCAGTCATTCACTCCAGATGGAATTGCAGTTACTTGTTCAAAACTGGTTGCAATCGAGCAACCAGAGAACAAACAAAGAGTAATAGCCGAGCTCGACTATTTCTCTCAAGCCGCGTTGCTGCCACTTCATCATTATTTGACGAAGGTGACAACGTCTGTACCGAACTCATATGTGTTCGATCAGAATAAAGGACGTGAACTTGTGAAAGAATTCACAAGCGATCCTACGGCACAGCCGCAATCAGAAGACGCGTCGAACTGGACAGATAGATTTCCAATGGAACTCCAAGAGTCCGTTCTTAAAACTCTCTTCAACAAAGAGTTTGCGCGTTCCTGCAGAAGACTTCTGACTGATAGACGGTTTACCGTCCAAGGTCAGAAAGACTCTGTTATGTACGGAGCAGGGCAACCTATGGGTGCTTTTCCTTCGTTCTCTCTAGCTAACCTGACGCACAGCCTCTATATTTACTGGAAGCTCTCCAAGCATGGAGAGGATCCTGTTAAAGATTCGGCAGTGTGCGGCGATGATGTTGCCTTTCGACGGCTGTCGAAAGGTTATCAAGAATATGTTAGTGGAATCACACACCTTGGTGTGCAATTCAACCCAACAAAAGGCTTTTCCAGTCCGAACTCGGACTTAAGAATAGCTGAATTCTGCAAACGACTTTACCTAAATGGCAAAGATCTGTCACCGCTGAGCCCAAAAGTCGCTTCCCTGTCGGGAAGAGACTTTAAGTACGCAGGTCTGCTTTACAATGTTGTTCGTGATGATCAACATTTTGAACAGTGGATTGCTAAGTATGATGATAAAGTAGCGCGTAGAGCTAGCCAGCTCTACAGACTACCCAAGTTTATATCCGGGATAGATCGTAAGATCGATTTCTCGGACGAGTCGTCTTATTCCGTATTCGGTTTTGCGCCGGATATGGATTTCAGATCGAAGTACAATGTTCTAATGAACGTTTGCCTCTTCGAACTTTTCATGTTCGCTATTGGCGAAAGTGAAAAAAGACTAAACAGTTTCTATGAGCCAAGCTTGGCTCAAGGACCGCCATCTCAAACTCGGTTAGACCATCTCAAGGAATTACCCGAAAGATGGAAACCGTCACCTTACTCTAGGATTCATGGTCCTTGGGACGATGAATCTAACGATAAGCGAGTGCTCGATTTCTCGAGCTATGTTAAAAGTGCCGTTCCCCTTATCTCTAAGGGTACTATTCACCCACTGCTGTGTGTGATTAGAAACACTCTTATTCCCACTCAGAAATACGCCGGAGAGCAAGCTGCTCTCTTGTATTTTCCTAGTCAGAAGATTCAGCAATACATAGATCTCTATGAATTACGTGAATCCGATTGGTTATCTAAAGCTGTAGACTACTGTCTGCGGCTAATTAATAATCCAAATGACTCTGAGTCCTCGCGGCAACTTATGCAACGAGAATCAGTTTGGGAGACCCGAGACTGTGAGAACAGTTTCGTAGTCGGATCGAGGGTCTTATCTAGGCTGAACTCTTTCATTACTGAAAGAGAGAAGTCTAAAAATGAATCCCCTCTCGTATTCAAAGTCATTTCCGCTAGTTTTGACTTTAAATAAAACGAACCTCTAACCGAGAGTATCGGTACTAGATTCGTCTAGGAAGGCAGGCCCGAAGCTTCGGG